AATCCCTTATGTTGTTCAACTCAAAGTTATAGATAGCGATTTGTTCCTGAAGCATATTACCGTAACCGCTAATAATCGCCTCAATAGGTGCGTTCCTTGTGTTTTCACCCGATATTTTAGAACTTCTAAAAGGAATATCACCCGTTTCTTGGTATAATTCCCTTAGCTTCATGTAACCAATAGATTTTTGACCTGTGCCTAAATCCATTTCAGCAACAGCGTCCAAATCTATTTTAACACCCGGAGGGGCTACTTTAGCCAAAACATTCTGCATCCTTAACACCGCTAAGTCCATTTGAATAATGGAACTCTTAATACTCTCCATTGGCGACATGGGTAGCATATCACCATTGTTGTTAAGCATATAAACAGCGTACCCCGACATTACATCTTCAACATCTTCGTTGTTTCTAATTAGGTTAGGCATTTCGCGCCATTCAAGTACGTCATTTGCACCAATAAGCCATGCACCTTGATACCATGTAGGGATATATGTTTTGTAGTTTTTCTTTTTGGGGTTGTCCTTTATTACCCTATACTCAACGATTTTATTACCGTAAATATCCTCACCCTTGCTATAGTTGATTTCTTTCTGTACTTTATACCTAAAAAACATTACATCAATTAGGAAAGAGTCATACGGTCTTGTGTAAGCTATTTCATAGTCAGCGATAAAATCCACCAAACTGTCAGGGTTACCGTAGTATCCTTTGAATTGGTAGGCTAACTCATATAATTGCTTTTCGGGATAATCGGGATACATTAGTCGTACATCAAGGATACTGATACGTTCCACGTGGCCTATGTATGGGATATTTCTAAAGTTAAGGGTTAGTGTTGTGCCGTAAACAAGGTATTCGGGTCTAATCCTTTTGTTGACTATTCTTTTCCTACCGTTAAATCCAGTAAACTCACAAGCTAAACCGCAATCAACTAAATCTTCAGCAAGTAATTTCTTTGTTCCCTCTTGGTCGTTATTTTCAAGGATAAAAGAAATACCCTCACTCATTAAGGTTTCTTCTTTTTCCTTGTCGTTAAGCCCTGCCCATAACTCTAATTCGTCATCCGTTTCGGGTTGAAAGTCGCTTGGTTGCGATAATTGCATACCCGTTGTTTGTTCTGCCGCTTTTATGAAGTCGCCATGCTTCATTTTAAACGCCATTTCATTCTTTCTGTCGTCTTTTCTTGCTTGTATTGATGCGGATAAACCCGTACAATCAATGCTTTCAAGGCGTGACATTATATCATTGACAAGAATATTTCTGAATTTTGGGGCAACGGGGCGTGGATGATAGTCGTAGTTCATATAGCTTGCCCGACCGTCAACTCCTAAAATATCGAGATAACTTTGGAATGGTTGTTTGCCGTGAGAAAATACCCTATTGTCTGCAAACATTGTATTTCGGATGCCGTAGTAGCTATTTTCTCCCCAAATGCAACTTTCGTAAATAGCTTTTGCCACCTGTAACCCTGTTTCGGGCTTGTCTAATTCATTTTTGGGTAAAATAGGCGAAGGGAATTGACCCCTGAAACGCTCGCTATTGGGTTGCTCAGCCATGTAACAAAATACTTTGCGTAAATATAAAAATAGATTTCATTATAACAAAAAGTTATAATTCAGCACTTTTCTTTCCATATTTCTGTTTTAGGTTGTAAAACTTATACAATTTCTCGCTTGTCTCCTCTGTAATTATTGGTCTGTACTTTTCTTTACAAGCCATTAAAGCATATCCAAATGCCATAGCACCGTCATATTTGGTTCTTTCCTTAACATTGAAGGGTATTAAATCATCCAATATTCGTAAATACCATAATTTATCAACGCTAACATCGACCCATTCTACCATTTCAGTTAAATGCTGTTCCCTTGCTTCACCGTCCTGCGGAGCTATACCATAAACCTCCTTACCATTCATTTTTAGATTGGTCTTTAAACAGTAACCTAAAAGTTTATTTTGCTCTGCATAGTCATACCAATCCGTAGGCGCACGTTCTATCAGCATCTTTATACCGTAGTATTCTGCACCCCAAAATATTTGATTGTGAAATATTCTTTTCGTAGCGGGTCTGCCAATAAATAAAGCAATAGGCATCCCTGAATTAGCACTATCTAACGCATTAAACCGTTTATGGATGACCATAGACGCATCTGAACCCTTTTCAGCCGTTGACTCGCTATTGCTAAAGGTATCGACACCTGCCGCCCCATAATCGGTATTAGCGGGAGTTTTTTGCCCGTTTTTCCACACCCATTTATTTGATTCTTCAGGCTTTAGTAATTCAAGAATATACCACATACCATCAGCCGCATCCTTAAATGATACCTTTCCCGTGCTATCCTCTTTGTTAAACCATCCCCTACGGTATAAATTTCCGTCCTCTAATTTTGTTTGTATTCGTTCAATCTGATTACGGATTTCTTCGGGATTTCTAAAATGACATTTGTTATTTGCACCATGAAAAACTTCTTGCCAAGTAAAAGGGTACTTTCTTACTTGCTCTGAATACATTTCAGCGTCTTTCTCAACTAATTTTCTAAGGTTGGTTAGCCATTCTTTTGCGCCAATATTGGGGTTGGGACACGCCCTTTTGCCTGTTGATGGGTCTATAAATGTTTCAAGGTATTTCTTTTGTTCGGGGGTTGGTGTATCAATAATACTTTCACCATATTTTCCTACGTAGCCGTAAAAACCTCTATACCCCTCAATAAAAAATCTTTTTAGCCTTGTACCTGTAAGTCCATCTACTGAACTTTCGTGGTCGCTACCGTCCCATATCTTTCTAAAGTTATCACCACCCTTGTCCCCTTTATTAACTGTCGAAAAGACAGATACATAACCACCAACCGAACCACCAACAAGTAAAGTATCTGATATTTTAGAAAGCAATATACAAACATCAACCCGTAGAAACTTAGCCGCCTCATCAATAACCATATCCCGAACCCTACGACCGTCATAAGCGTTTTCTGCCGTATCTAACCAATTAATACGGTTGTTCTTACCCTTATCACTTGAAAGGAATTTATTGTTTTTAGTGATACGTGACGTTTGTTTGGCTATATGTATCTCGCTTTCGGTAACTTTATTTAGTTCGGGTACTAAAAATCCGGGTAACTTTTCAAGCCCGTTTTTTACCATCAGATACATTTCGTATGCGTCATCCCCTGTTTTAGATACTATACCCGAAAGAGTGTTATTTTCAACGATACCAATTCTTAGCTTTCTCGAAGCCCTCATTGATGAAAGTCCTAAACGCCTACCCTTTATACCACAGTCGCCTAATGTTAAGGGGTCATCCTCACATAATTCGACAAAACGATAATATTCTAATGATGTTTCCTTAAAGATTGGGTAGGTATCCTCAATTAGTAGTTTGAACCATTGGTGAAAGAAATAAGCATCGGGATTAAAGTAAGTCGGAACACCATTTATCATTACCCACTCACCGTAGTGTATGCGGTGTACTTCTTCTTTAAAATAAGTCCATTGGTCATCCCCCGCTACCTCGTACCATAGTTCGCCTTGTGCGGGGTCTATGTTCCAATCGTATTCAAGGTATTTTTCATTCCTAAACCAAACCTGATCTTCGGTTTTTCTTGATGATTTACGAATTAGGTTAGGCTTTGGTATTGCGGGGGTTTTGTAAATTAACCCTTGTACTGGTATTTTTAAAATGTCACCTACCCGATATTCCATTCTTTTTTATCTTTTCACTAACTTCCTCAATCGGTGTCCTAACAACTTTGTCAATTTCTTTTACAGCGTTAGGGTTAGCTATCTTTTCAAACTGCTCAAAACTCGACATTTCTTTTGTCATTTTAAGCACGGTATCAACCGTTTTATCTTCAATAACCCTTGTTATATCTTCGCCCTTAGCAATAGCGTTTAAATTATCGGCATAGGCATCCCAAAATAATTCTATTGAATTAATCAATTTTCTTACTGCTGTTGGTTTTTCTGCCATTAAGCCGTTGGTGTTAGTTTACTAATATCGTTAAATTGTGTGCTATCTTCCCAAATGCCAATCACAGTATCCATTGGTATGCAGTAACCTTGTGGGGTTTCTACGCCCTGATTTCTGTAAATCTGTAATACGTCACCAACCATAATATTATTTAGTGCCGTTAATGCTATTGCCGTTTGGTTGTTTGTCTTTAACGTGTAAATTTCATGCTGTTTTTCGGGAAGTAATTTTACTAATAGGTTATCTCCCACAACCCGTCCATCTACCCAAACAACCTCATCTTCCCGAACTTTATAGTATTCTTTTTTATCTAAAGTTATCAAATACATAGCATTTTTCAAAACAAGTACTTCCTTTCCCGCATAAATACCGTGTGTACACATTATACTTTCCTTTTCGCCAAAGTACACGCCAAAGTGTTCTTCTACCTCGATATTGTACTCACAAAGAATATATCCCGATAATACTTCAGGCTGTTTATCGTTGTATTTAAAGAATATCTGAAATTCCGTTGCAGGGAAATATTTTTTGCCCTCGTGTTCAAAATGGTCACGAAAAGTAAATGCTTTATCTTGCCCTATATCACCGTAGAAAGTAAAGTGGTTACACGCCACAACATCACCCACTTTTAAATTTAAAAAGTTATTGTCAGGCATCGCCTCAACCGTTCCCAACTGTGGGTTTCTTTCCCGTAAATTATTTTCAAAGGACTTATCAATAGCTATAACAATATCGTCCGTTAGCTGATAGCTGTCCTTATGCAGAATAGGGGTCAATAAGTATTTATTGTTCTTCGCTTTCATTTGTTATACTCATTTTATTTCTTGCTTTTTTCTTGTGTATAGCGTATCCCGTTCCTTTTTGTTCGTACATAAACGTTAAAATAGAGTTTAATCTATCCTTTCCGGGAATGGTTATGTTAAATAGATTTTTTCGGGGGACTTTAGTTATAAAACCTGCATCAAGTACCGATTTAAAATCTCGTTTAATATATCTTACCTCACCAAACCTATTTATCACATCTTCAACCGTAAAGAACTCCAACTGCGCTGCCGTAAGTAAAATGATAAACTCACTATAAGCAAGCAAGCCATCCATAATTAACTTTTGATAAGCAATAATTGTCCGAATGACAATTTCTAAATGCAGGGCTTGATTACTTGACGGATTATCCTTAACCATGTACCCTACTGCCCTTTCAAGTTCTTCCCTTGCCTTTATAGCGATTTTCTTTTCTTTTAGTGCTTTCCTTTCCCGCCTGATAGAATTACCTATCCGTACCCCCTGCTTTTTAATCGTATATTCCCTTGCCCAAACTAAGTATTGTGGCATTTGTTTTAACACCCGTATATATGCCCTTGCCTCTCTTAACTTTAAAGTCAGGTGTTCTATTCGCCTGTCTTTCCATGTCATTACAGGCTTATTAGGGATAACCATTCTTTTGGTTGACTCACTCATATATTGGCTAAAATCCTGTTTTCTCTTAGTTTATTAATCTTAGATAAAAGTAAATTGTCACAGATGTATTCCCATGCTAATTCATTTGCGTCTTTTAATGAACTTTCATAATACTTTAAGATATCTCCTAAATCCTTAATATCATAAGCGCACTCAAGGTTAAATTCAGGCAATTCTTTGTTGCCTATAAAAGCCGCCCCCGCATAAGTACCCTCTAAAAAGCTAATGTTACTTTTTGCCGCATTGAACTTTGTATTACAAAGTGGAAACATCATTAATTGAGGATTGCCATAAATTGCACTATTTAAGTATCTAAAGTATTCCATTATCGGCATAGCACCAATAATACTATGATTATCCCCAGTCCTTTGTTCAATGTATGTAAACCTCGACCCCATAAAGCCAAATTCCCAATCTTTGTTTTTATTAATTACATCGACCAAAAAATCAGCCTTTTCCATAACATCAGCATCGTGTGATGAACCGCCACGCCAAAAACATTTTTTATTTTTAGGATTAAATTTTAATTTATCCTTTACCTTAAATAAATAATCGTTATGAGCGTTTGGTATTATATGGATATTGTCGTTATAGGGTAAATAATGTGTTTTAATTTCTTGCGTAGTAACCCATATTTCATCTGCATCCCTAAGACATTCCTTTAGGCTTGTTTGATTGTATTTATATAAAGCGTGCGTTGGATTGTACATATCAACCGCATCATCAATAAGCAAATCGTCATAATCCAATATAACTTTTACATTATGATTTCTTGCAGTCTTTATTACCTGTGAATGGGCTTCAACAAAAGGTCTCTGAAATATCATAGCTGATACGCCTTGAAATACCGTCCAGTCAAATTCAACTTGACCCGATATTGGTATTAACTCAAATTCAGGGTTGTTAATGTATGGCAATATGCCATGAACCCTAAAAAACGATGTAGTATCCCTTTTGTCTAATGCAAAATATAATATTTTTTTTCTCATTTTCTTCTATAAACCCTTAGGTGAACACAATTGCCGACAAATTCCCATTCGTCCATATTTTTAGAAATGTAAATCAATGTGGCTTCGGTCACTTCTTTTATGCCTTGAAAGTAACCCCACGGTTGGTGCATTTCAGTACAAGCGTCATCAATCACTAAAAATCCACCACGTCTAACAAAACGTCCGTAGTTTTCAAGGTCGGATAAGCATCCCTCGTAACTATGGTCTCCGTCGATGTAAAGTATATCGTAGGGCGATGTTAAGTAC